GAGGGGAAAAACCAATCAGGATAATTCCATTCAGTAAAGGGGTTTTCTCTTTGCCTATTTCTTACTATTCTTTGAATTGTACATACCTTACACTCATAAGAATAAGAAGATGCAACAGGCCCTCTGTCTTTACGAGTTCTATAAAAACTTTCTATTAAATTCTTCTCTTCTCCACATGTTCTACATATTCGATTAGACAGCAATAAATGTCCTAACTTTATTTGCTTGTCTATTTCCATCAGGATAGGTATTCCCACATATATGATTTATCTCCATACTCATCTGCTTGGAACCATCTATCTCCATCACCATCAACAAAACTCTCATCTCCCATTCCATCATCCATAAAACCAAATGGAGCCATATCTTGCTCAATCTGATTCTTTTGTTCTTCGTATAATCTTTTTCTAACGTCCTGATCTGTAAGTTCCTTAAAATAATCCTGTGCAACTAACCACGCATATATTACCAAACACATAGCAAGGTCATCATTACATCCTTCCTCTGCTTCAAAGGAGTTTGCTTTCTGAATAAAAGTAGTAAGTTCATTCAATATATCATAATCAGTAAAAAGAAGTTTATTTTCTTCTATCAAAGTTTTTAAGTTAAGAGAACCAACCTTCTTAACTGTCTTAGACATCTTTAGTCCAAGTTGGGTTTTCTTACCAGAGAATCCTTGGCCAACAATCTGACCTGCTCTACCTCTCATCGAACACATAAGAAGGTTTTTATATTCTAAATCAAAGTTCAATATAGATGCTACCTGATCTCCTACATCATTTACCTCACATAAAACAAATGCATCATTATATTTGGTTCCCACATCCTGAATAATGCTTGGAAAAAGCATGGGTTTAATTTCATTATTCCTATACTTTGCTACCACTGCATGAGGAAACTCAGTTATATCTACAACTATGAAAGCTGAGTAGTCTTTTGATACACCTCTTGCTACGTCAACCGTAATTACATAATCATGACCTCTTATAGGATCAACAAAAACATCTAAACCTGCATTTGATTTTCCTGGTTGTTCATAGATAAGTGTTCTTAATTTACTTGGTGCAATCAGAGTATCAACAGATCCTAAGAACTCACACTCAAACTCAATCTTAAATTGCTGTTCGGATGTGTTTGCAATCGTTTGTCTCTTCCATTCAGAGTCTCTACCTGGAACTTCTGACCAATGAACATCAGTTGGCACATATTCATTCTTCCCTTTCTCTGCATCGTGCCAATACCTATAAAAATGGTTCATCCCGTGAGGGGTTGAAACCATGATTACTTTGGTGCTTTTACCAGAAGTAATAGTAGGATAAACACTAGCAAAGAAAGACTCAGCGATGTGATTGGGAACAAAAGCAAACTCATCCAAGAATAGGATGTTAAAAGACATACCCCGAACAGCACTAGCACTAGTCGAAGCTGCCAATATTTTACTACCATTTTCTAACTCCAGTGAACCCTTGTTCCAAGATATAATACCTTGTTGCATCCACTTAGGTAAGTTCTCATAAGCCGTCTGCAATCTACCAAGTAAGTCTCTGGCAGTTGCTGCCTTGTTTGCAAGAATACCAATATTAGTATTATCATTAAACACCGCATAATGTAATAAGTAAGATACCGATGTCGTAGACTTACCAGTCTGACGAGGCATCTTACAAATGTTAAATCTATTCTCGTGGAAATTTTGAATTAATCTTTCTTGAAAGTCGTAAGGTTTGAAAGGTACAAGACCCTCATCCAAACTCACAATCTTTACATGCTGTTTTGCAAAATAAACAGGATCCTGTTTACAAGCCATAAACTCAAGGATTTGTTCCTGAGTAAATTCTTGTGCAACATTTGCTTTTTTTAAAAGCGGATTACCTAAGTAAACATCATCCATAATACACCTCCTACATCATTTCGTATTTGCCAAATTTTTTATCGTGTTCGATTGTTTTTCTTTGTAGTTCTAATATTTTTTCTAAATTCTCTACTTTCTTTTTGAGTTCTTTAGTTTCTGCCTCCTGTCTGGAGGAGTGGTTCTCCTGGTTCATAATTGGAAACTTGGTAAGACCAGAGTTGAGCACCAGGATACACTTTTCTCACTTGATCCAGTACTTCTCTGCGTGAAGGTTTTTTGATTTGAGGGAAAAACATTTTTATCATGTAACCTTTTCCTCTCCAACCAACATAGACATCGATTATATTTCCTGTTCTTCTTGGTAGGTATGTGGATTCACTTACTCCTCCACCATTACCACCACCGTTAGATCCATTACCATTTCCATTACCATTTGAGTATCCATTGGTTCCGTTGCCGTTACCATTTTTCTTTCCATTTTCATCATCTTTTGCAAGATAACCCCTAGCTCCTATATGGTAACCATTAGGAATCTTTTTGCACTTTTTACTATCATTGCAATAGTACTCACCTGGAGGACACTTTTTCATTAAATAACAGACTCTACCTTTATATTTATATATTTTAAGTGTTAATACTGGTTCTAATTACCTTAAAAGTTGTTGAGGTATCCGAAGCAGGGGTAACTAAAAGTCTCACATTATCCCCACTTATATCAGTATCAAAAGTTGCTAAACTATCATTAGTTTTTATAATTGCATATTCTGTGTTAAAAGTTGCAGTTCCATTATGTACAACCAAAAATTCTACTGTATGATATGTACCACCTCTCGTTACTTGTATTTGCCATTTTGCTGACCTATAAGATACTTTAGAGAAAACATCTAAAACAGCCTGTGAGTCACTAGTAGTTGTTAAACTAGTGACAGTTATATTACTAAAATTTGCTTGACTTAATAATTTAGGCATTTGCAGTCTCTAGAACACTAAGTATAAGTTTCAAACTACTATTTGCACTTGCTTGAATCTTAATAGAATCACTAGTTTCTAAAACAAGTTTTCCTTCTAAAGGAATATAAGCATCATTAGGAGGAACCGATACATCTTTTACAATTTCAGTAGCAGTAGAACTTCTTACATGTGTCATTGTAAAGGTAGCTGCACTAGTGGTTACATTTGTAACATGAGCGTATAACACAATGGATGTATAACCAGTAGGGGCTGTATATGCAGTCTGATTAGAAGTTGTTACTTCTAAGGTTTCGGTTTGAAATTTATTGAGTGCTAATTGTGCCATCTTAACTTAGTGCTAGAATAAAGGGTGTGACTTCTGAGAATAGACTCTTACTGAATGATCTTCCACTAATTGTACCAGTAGTTTGATCAATTTGGAAGTCATCACCTATTCGGAAATTACCTGATTGGTCAGTGCTTGTATAAACTACAATTCCTCCATTTGAAGTAAGAACTTCATTTGCCTGAATGGTTACTCCACCACGTTTGGGTGTAGCAGATGCAATTTGGTTTCCCGAACCAATATATTCAAAAGTATGAGAACTAGCAACAATTTTACTTTGTTGATAGAAGAATACAGTGCTTCCTACACCAACAGTATTAAGTAAATTTTCTGCAAGAGTTAATGTAGTAATTCCAGATGTTACTGGAGTTGAACTATTTATTGTGTAGTAAATTGGGGCCATCACAGCAGTAGCAGCTCCACTAGATCCACCACCTCCACTAATGGTAACATCAGGAGTTTCAGTATACTGACTACCACTACTAATAATAGTGATAGAAGCAATTGACCCTCCTTCAAGAGTTGCAAATGCTGTTGCTGTTTCTCCACTAGGTCCAGAAGGAGCCTCTAATGTAACGGTTGGGGTAGATGTATATCCACTACCTCCATTTGTTACTGTAATAGATTCTACTGATTCATAAAGTTCATCGAAGTAACAAATTTGTCCATCGTAAGGTCTATCCACATCAATCTTTGCTGTTCCTGCAGAATCACCTGCACCTATGTAAGTATGTGCAAGTGTAGATATTCCTAGATTTACCGTGAAACTAGTTGTAGAAGGAACAGATGCTACTCTGAAAACAAAAGGTTGTTTCTCAGGATAATTTTTTGCTCCATATGCACAAGAGAATCCAATATTAGCAAGACTTACTCCCATCCCCACTTGGAAAGGATGTGCTCCACTAGTTGTTACAGTAGCCTCACCTGAAGTATGAGTATATGCAACTCCACTTATAGTTGAAGTTGTAATTCCTACATTTACTATTACATTATCCTGCGATACCGCAGCAGAAGAAGTAACAACCCCTGTGTATTGAAGTGGACTCTTACCATCAGAAACTAACCCATAAGTTCCAAAACTACAGTTACTATTGGCCACATCTGCTTGTCCACCATTATGACAACTAATTGCATCTTGACAACAAATAGTAAACACAGAAACTAACTGAGCATAACCTTGATTGGTCACTGCAACTCCCACTCCACCTTGATTATATTGAGTGAACGCATCCACGTTCATTGTCTTAAGTAATCGTGCCTGATTACCATCAATTCTTATACCTGTACCTGTGGTGGTATTACTTGTACAGTTCTGAATGTATGGGCCTTTCCATTTACCACCTCCTACGTTTTCTGCAATTTCTGCTGTAGGGAATCCAACCGCAGCTGCAGATCCTGTATGACCAGTAAAGGTCATATTTGCTAACTTAACTC